AGTGGAGTACGCATTTGAGCAGTACGCTAAAAAGGGCTTCCATAAGGCGTTTCGCGATGACGAGATGCAGACCTCAGTATACTGGTTGTCTTGGGAAGTAACACGCAGGTCAGGTGAAACTGTTAAGCCTTTTGGTATGGATTTCATTGAGACACTCAAAAGTGTCGAGGTGCTTGATTCAGACCCTTTAGCTTAAAGCGCGATCTTCCATTCACCTATCTAATTGCTAGGCTAAGCATTAGGTTGGGAATCGCGCCACAGCAATTGTTAGATCTAGACAAGGTCATGCTCGATGCATTAGTGCAAGGGCTTAAAGATGAAGCGAAAGAGGTGAGCGATGCCAACAGAGGTAGTAGGCGCGGTCGCTCTTAAGAAAGCCTTAAATACTTATGCACCTGATCTAGCAAAAGAATTGAACAAAGAGCTTGGTGCAGTTCTTAAGCCTATTGTTAATGAAGCTAGATCTTATGTGCCATTAGCATCGCCTATGTCTGGCTGGACTAAGCGAGAAACCTCTAAAGGTGCGCGCTTTCCTAAGTATGATGCAGCCGAAATCCGTAGAGGCATTATCTATAAAACATCAGCATCAAAACCTAATAAAGCAGGTTTTGTTAATGCAATACGCATCCAGAATAAATCTATGCAAGGTGCAATCTTTGAGACTGCTGGTCGTAAGAATGGTCAGGGTCAAGATTGGGTCGGCCCTAAAGCAGGTGGAGCATCTAAAGGTGTATCTCGCTCCAACAATCCTTATGCTGGCAATCAGTTCATCTCAAACTTGGGTCAACTATATGGCAACAAGCGCGGTGGGGATCATCGCATGATGGGTCGTTTAATCTTTAGAGCATGGGCTAAAACTCAGGGTAAAGCTAACGCTTCAGTATTTAAGGCTATTGAAAACACCACACAAAAGTTTAATCGTAGGACAGCGATCGTAGATGTCAGGAGAGCCGCATGAGTAATGTAGCCATTAATATTGCCGCAGAGTTCACGGGCAAAAAGGCTTTCAAGCAAGCAGAGACTTCTACAGATAAACTTACTAAGAGTGTCAAAAGATTAGCAGCTGGAGTAGTACTGGCTTTCGGTACTAAACAGATCGTAGCATTCGGCAAGGCATCCGTTAAAGCCTTTGCGGAAGATGAAAAAGCAGCAGCTTCATTAGGGCAAACTCTTAAGAATCTAAACCTTGCATACGGCTCGAACATTGGCACAGTTAACGGTTTCATCTCTCGCCTTGAATTACAGACAGGCGTGCTAGATGATGAGCTTCGTCCAGCAATGGATCGTTTGCTTCGTGCCACAGGATCAGTTACTAAAGCGCAGGAGTTGCTAGGTTTAGCCCTTGACATTGCAGCAGGTACAGGTAAGAGCGTTACCCAAGTATCTCAATCTTTGCAGAAGGCTTATCTAGGGCAGACACAGGCATTAGGTCGCTTAGGTGTGGGTCTATCTAAAGCCGAGCTAGAGTCATCATCTTTCGCCACAATCCAAGAGCGTCTAAATGTTTTGTTTGCTGGGCAAGCAGCAACGGCAGCAGATACTTATGCAGGTTCGCTTGCTAGGTTAACCATTGCTGGAAACAATGCTAGAGAGACTATTGGTAAAGGTCTAGTTGATGCATTTGTTACCATTACAAACTCATCCTCTGTCGATGATCTAATCACCAAGATCGATGCAGCAGCAGAGTCGATTGCTAACTTTGTTCGTGAGACAGGCGAGTTCATCAAGATCACTAAGTCGATCTTTGACTTCAAGAATCTATCATTAACCTTCAATGATCCTAACGCCTTTCAGGGCATGGGTAACATTTCGACAAGCAAGTCCTCACAGGATACTCAGCGAGCAGATGCTGTTGCCAAGAAGAATGCTATGGCCATCACAAAGCTCACAAAAGAACAAGCCGCTAACCAAGCCAAGATTGTAAAGGATAAAAAATTAGCAGCAGCCATTGACAAGGCTAACCTTGCCCTTAACAAGGGTCAAGAAGTCTTTGACATGGACAAGATCCAGATTGCAGCAGCCCTTACTAATCAGGCTGAGCAACTAGGCAAGGCAACTACTTCATCTCAGATCTTGCAGATTGCTAACGATACTGCTCGCCTAAATGTCAAGCGTTCTATCCTTGCTTTAGAAGATGCCATCGCCTCAAAGGATGAAGCAGCCATCATTGCTGCCACGGCTAAACTCAACGCAGATCTTAAAGTTCTAAGCGCATTGGGAATGCAGAATGTAAAGCTGCAAGACATCAAGTCGATCCTTGACAGTCTAAAGCCTAAAGATCTAATAAACATAAAAAACCTAGAAGAAGCCTTGCGCTTATTGGCTCAGATTGATTTACTTTCTAAGTCTAAAGTGCCAACAAGTGCATCTCTAGGCTCTGGCATTCCAGCAGGAGATTACATAGCACCCATCTCCACAACAGGTGGCTCAATTGAGGCGATCTTAGAATACGCGGATGCAGCAGCAGCTCGCGCTAATGCTTTTGCAGATCTTCTCGACATGGAAAACGCAGCAGCACCATCTTCTATGGCTTCGACAATAGACCTAGAAGCTATTGCTCGTTCATCTCTACTGCAAGGTTTATCAGGCGGCGCGGGTGTAGCAGGTGCAGTAAGCGGGTCACGCTATGCAGCACAGGCGGCTAACGCATACAACATTACTATTAACACAGGTGTCGGTGACCCTAATGCGATCGCAGAGGCTATTGACAATGTACTTCGTGAGGCGCGAGACAGAGGAACGCTAATAGCAATATGACATGGCTTCCAGAGTGGCGCGTAACAGTAGGTGATGATGTCTATACGACTGTCACCTCTGTTTCTTTTGCATCTGGTCGCTTAGACATTGATCGCCAACCTACAGCAGGTTACTGCCAAGTAGAAATCATCAACACAGACAATTCGCCTTTTACCATCAATGTTACAGAGCCGATCACTTTAGAGCTTAAGAACTCGACTGGCATTTATGTGACTGTATTCGGTGGAGAAGTATCAGACTTCAATGTTGGTGTGCGTAGCCCAGAAGAAACTGGCTACATAACCACAGGCAAGATCCTAGGCATTGGCTCACTGGCTAAATTGACTAAGGCTGTCTATAACACAGCTCTTATAGAAGAATTAGACGGCGAACAGATTGCAGACATTTTAGGTGCAGCCCTAAACCTGTCATGGGCAGAGGTCACACCTACAGTTACATGGGATACATACCCAGCAACACAGACATGGCTAGATGCAGAATCATCCATTGGCACTATTGACACAGGCTTCTACACAATGATCGCTCTTGCAGCGAGTGCTACTGCCAAGTCTCAGACCCTTGCAGATCAGATTGCTAACAGCGCACTCGGTCAGCTCTACGAGGAAAAAGATGGGGATGTCTCATATGATGATGCAGATCACAGATCTAACTACCTTGCAGCTAATGGCTTTACTAACCTCGATGGCGCATATGCAACACCAAGCTCTATCACCTCAACAACTCAGGTTGCTCGTATCCGTAACAGCCTTATCTACAAATACGCTACAGGATACGCCTCAACCTACAGTACCTCTGACACAGACTCCATAGCCTCTTACGGGCTCTTTGAGCGGTCTGTGGATTCTAACATCAAGAACCTTGCAGACATCACCGACATCGCCTCTAGAGAGCTTAAACTGCGTGCAACACCACGGGCATCATTGGGTGCTATTCGCTTCCGACTAGATAATCCAGACATGCCGAGTGCAATGCTTGACAGCCTCATTGGGGTCTTTTTTGGTCAGCCTGTACTTATAAACAATCTGCCTAGCAACTTGCTGGGTGGAATCTTTGACGGCTTTGTTGAGAATGTGGCACTTAACGCCACGCCTACTTATGTGGACATAACTCTCTATGTCTCAGCTACAGACTTTTCACTCAGTACGACTCAATGGGAAACAGTATTGCCAGCCTCATTAGATTGGGATGGCGTAAATGCTATACTAACTTGGACTAACGCGACAGGAGCTTTAACCTAATGGCACTATCACCGAACTATTCGTGGGCTGAGCCCGATAACAGTAGCCTCGTAAAGAATGGCGCACAGGACATCCGTGCATTGGGCGATGCTATCGACACTTCTGTCTGGAACATTGGCTTTGGTCAAGCTGGCAAGAACAAGATTATTAATGGTGACTTTGGTATTTGGCAGCGTTCAACAAGTGCAACAGTTACATCTGAGACTTATTTAGCGCCTGATCGTTATCGTTCAACTTATGTAGCAGGTGGCGCAACTGTCACATGGTCGCGCCAATCTTTTACCGCAGGTGCTGCTCCTGTTGCTGGATATGAGGCGGAATACTTCTCACGCATCTCAGCTACTTCTGGAAGTGGAACAACAGTAATAGGAATAAATCAACCGATTGAAGATGTGCGCACTTTTGCAGGACAAACTGCAACCATTTCATTTTGGGCAAAAGCAGATAGTGCAAGAACAGCAACTATTTTGATTCTACAAAACTTTGGTTCTGGTGGTTCTGGCTCAGTAACTGTTTTGAACACCACTCAAGTGCTTACAACTTCATGGGTGCGTTATTCTTTCACTGTTGCTGTTCCTTCAATTTCAGGCAAGACAATCGGAACAGGCAGTTTCTTAGTTCCTTACATTTATTACAATACTGCGCAAGCAAGTGGTTCTCCCCAATTAGATACATGGGGTTTGCAGTTTGAATACGGCTCAAAAGCAACACCTTTTGAGACTGCAACGGGAACAATTCAAGGAGAATTAGACGCCTGTATGAGATATTTTCAGCGCAGAATTAACTCATCTGCTGCGCCAGAAGAAACAGTTGCAACTGCTCAATGTGTTAGCACTACGCAATCTTATGGTGAAATGCAATGGATGGTGCCAATGCGTGTTAATCCATCTGTATCCGTTTCAGCGGCTACCGATTATCAGCAGAGAAATGCTTCTGCTGGAGTATTAACTTTGACTGCAATCTCTTTTGACAGAATAAGCCAAAGAGGATGCCGCTTTATTACTACAGTTTCAGCAGGATTAGTAGCGGGTGATGCTTCGCTTGTTGCTGCTGTTTTTGCCAATAATGCAACACTAGATGCAAGTGCGGAGTTATGATATGAAATATACATATGAACTTATTACATCAGAATTAGGTGGAGAAATCTTGCGCCGTGTTGATGAACAAGGCAAAGAAACTTGGATCCCAATAGATGAAGCGAACTCAGACTATCAACGCTATCTAAATCCTGAAGCGGAACAATCCACACCGATTGTGATCGATGAAACCGAAGCTAAGTAAGGCTGCTATACAGCTACGCGAACAGTTCGATGATTCGTTCCCAGATCGTGACCGCACATCGGATGGTTGGATCGGTGATACCCGACACGCTGCTCGCAAGTCGGATCATAATCCTGATGAGCAGGGCTGGGTACGCGCCATTGATGTGGACAAAGACCTATTCAAGGGCGGAAAGCCAGACATCATGGGAGATCTTGCTGATCAGCTTCGCACCTTGTCCAAGTCAAAAGCAGACACGCGTATTAGTTACATCATTTTCGATGGACACATCTGCTCAAAGATCCTTAACTGGAAGTGGCGCAAGTACACAGGGGCGAACAAACACACTAAGCACATGCATGTTAGCTTTA